GCCTTGTCTTGATTACTTAATTTATCATTTTCAATTTTCTTCAGTGCATTAAACATCTTATTACCACCTGAACCCTCAACAAGTATGTCTTTAAGTAATGCATTTAACTTTGTATCCTTTTGAGTAGATATTCTCCTATCTTCTTGTATATACATTTCTTTTTTATCAACCCCAAGGTCATTTAGAAACTCTTCAAATGCGGCCTCTTTAACCTGATCAGAAGCCTTATCTAAACCGCTATAAATCCTCCTCTTCTTAGCATTAATAAATTTATAATTATCTAATATTTTCTGCTCTCTTTCTTTTTCATTAAGGATTTTCTTTTTTGTAACTTTTGGATTAATAACCTCTTCAACTGTTATCCCTTCTTCAATAGCTTGAAGTTGAATTTCAAGTGCAACTTTTCTACTGTTCAAATCTCTTCTTATAGCCTCTTTATACTCTACTTGTTCTCCATCAATCAATACAGGTTTGTCTGTGTCATATTCACCTTTCATTGCCGAAAAATTAAATTTCTTTATAGCTTGTTTTAAGTCCATTAATTCACGGTTTAGTTCATCTGCTTTTTCTTTATCAGCTTTAGATATATCTTTAGGCCTAGCTTCATCAATCAAGGCCTCCATCTCTGCTCTTCTCTTAGGGTCTTTTCTATAAATTAGATTTGCTACACTTTGGAAAGTATCCAGAGCAAAATTCATCACACCTTTTTTAAAGTTATCGACAAAATTTCCTATTGCAACTTTCATCCCACCCATAAATTCGCTACCATCAGCAGCTTCAATTAACCGGTCTGTTTCTGCTTTACTGTTATCAAGAATTTTTGGATCCATAACAGATCGTATTATACCAAATGCCGAACCTAAAATAGCCCCTGCTATAATACCTTGAGGTGTTCTTAACAATAACCCACCTATAATACCGCCTGCTATAGCCCAAGGCACAGCATCTTTAGCTGCTTTGTCTAGAACCTTTTTTAATGCCGCAGCATCATCACCCCTATCAGAACCTAATAGACTATAGAGTATACCTCCAACCAGACCTATAATAGCACCAGCGACCATTCCTACAGGTCCTCCAGCAACAAAACCTGCAGCTGCCCCATAGCCACTTGTCTTTACTCCAAGTTTAAAAGCTTTTTTAAATCGAGTAAACAAATCTTCTTCACCGGGTTGTTTTGTTAACAAGTCTTTAAGTGCATTACCAATTAGACCACCCATAGATGAGCTATCAAACTCTAAACTATCAAACCATTTTCCTATTGTCTCTTGTAAAAGGCCAGCTATAAATGTACCAGCCAAAGCTATTTTACCAAGTGTCAAAGCAAATTTACCTACGTCAGAAATAACATTTGAAGCTTTTGGAATTTTTGGAATAATACTTTTTCTATTGCCACCTTCTTTCCCAGGAACTTTTTTCTTTAACATATTTCTAGCTGATTCATAACGCTTGTCTTGATCAGCCAATAATACTTTTGTTAACCCTAGGATGCCTGCTTTAATTCCTTTTACTTCACCAAGCACATCATAATGCCATTTTGTCATAAATTGAACTTTAGGTTTAGGGCCAGCTTTTGCTGGTGTAGTTTTAGGTGCCATCTATTTGTCCTTACTTTTACTTGAACCTGTATACAAACCAAACCAAGCTGCACCTGCACCAACTACAACAGATACTAAACCGCTTTGTTCCATAGTAGGAGCTTCTAAAGCCATGTACCATGTAACTACTGCATATAGAAGATAGATGTATGTTGATATGAATACCCTTGGAAATATTCTCCATTGATCAATAGCGTACGCTAAATCAATCCATCTCTGATGTCTATTTGCTTGCATTCTTCTCTTCCTCTCTAACCTTATCTAAATAGTCTAATAACATTTGATAATATATGTCACGTTCAAAAGGATACAAATTTTCAATTTCTGTTATGCTATATTTATGATGTTGTACCAGCCCAAAGACTAATTGATAATATATTGCTATCGAATTATGACTTAGGCATAGGAAAAAAAATCTTGGATACCACTAAATGTATGAGATTTTTTCTTCTTACCTATTTCATATTCAATAGTGTGTTCTAGTTTAGGCATAGTACTAAAGAAATTTTGAACTTCAGTAAATGCAGTAGGTAGTAGTGAATCTAAAAATGTATCTACTTCAGCATCATTATAATCTTTAAACTGATCTACTTGCTCTTGATCCTTGCCACTTATAATTTGCTCTGTACATGCTTTTATCATATCCATAGTACCTTTAGAAATATCCTCTTGTAAATCAATATTAGTTAAATCACTATATGTTGGGTATCTTAAAACCATTGTTACATTTTGTCCAACATCAATAATATTTTGATTGTCTTTTGGAAAATTAATTTCTACAGAATTTAGATCAATTGTTACTTTTTGTTCTTCTTTTGTATCAGGATCTGTAAATGTTAATTCTGTACTTCCGGAAACAGAACTAATTCTTAATTTTAAAAATATATACTCTATGTCAAATGATGGTAATAAATCAACATTAACATCCCCCTCTACAATACAATTTTTAATTATTTGTTTAATAGCTTCAATCATGTCTTTAACTGAGTCAGTTGATTGAGCTAGTAATAATATCTTTTCTTCTTTGACCAAAAAAGGTCTATATTTTATTTCTTGTTTACTTGAAGGCACTGTCAATTCAAATGTTGGGTGCTTCATTACTGGTAACGCCATTTTATATCTCCATAATTTTAACTGTTATAATATTTATCCTAATCCAGATTGAAAATCTGGTTTTTTAATAGGTCTCCCACCTATTCCTGTGGTAGCACTACCTCCTGTTTGAGTTCCTAATCCTGTTTGTATGTTTTGAACTTCTGATTGATCAGCAATTGTTTCATTGCCAGTTTTGGTAGTATTTTCTGAAGTATCAGTTACATCAATTGCTTGCACTCTTACATCATATGTTCTAAATGTAAATTGAACAGGTAGCACACCAAAGCTGTCTGTTTCAGCCCATGCAGCTGTCACGTCACCTACTTGCATAGGAAACGCTTCATAAAGATGATAGGTAACTGTATTTTTTTGTTTTACATCTAAACAAATTATATCTATCTCACAAGCATAATCTTCTTTATATCCTACTTCAAATAATCCTTTACCTGATAAATCTGTACCATGCTCACCGTTGTTGTATTGATAATTAACTATATCGTTTGTCCAAGTTCTAAATAAGTCTTGTATAGTACCTCTTTGATCTAACATAAAAGTCAAAGGTATATCTGTAACCTGTACACCAAAAGGACGTCTATCAAACGTACCCATATTTTGTCTTCTGTGATCACTTGTAATTATTTGTACACCAGGCAATGCAGCAGAGCTACAAAGAAAAGTCAAGTTCTCCACATTGTCACGTAATTTTTTTGAAGAGTTAAGACCTGGCTGTATTTTCACACAGAATCTACTTGGTTGCCATAGACCATCAATAGAGTTGGCGTCATTTAATTTAGCACTAAATTTAGTTAAACTAAATCTTTCATTATTTCCACCACTACTTCTATCCAATAGAATATCTAATATACCCATAGCTGAACCAAATATAGGTCCAAATTTTGGAATGCTAACCATTACTTCCCGACTCCTCTACCTTTTATTCTTGTATCTTTCCATACTTGCTGTGCACTAGCACCCCTAAATGTTCTAGTCATAGGCATAAACAATGCCATGTTCCACTCTTTAGGATATATGGTTACAATACGAGATTGTATATTAGTATTTAGGTATCTTTTCAAGCATCCTTTATACCATCTTAGTCTTCTATACCTTTTTAATATTCTATATGGTTGAGGCATCATTTCTAACTTATCTCTGTCTTGTAACTCTTGACCTTCTTGTAGTGGTAAAAATTGATACAAAGCATCCATAACATTAGCTCTAAGTATAGGTGGTAGGTAATGCATGTTTAACATAAGAAAGCCATCAGAGGTTACATCTACAATAAATCCCAAAGGAAATTTATCATAGTAAGGTAGAGTAGCTTTACCTTGAGGATCATATTGAAACATAACCATCCTTCCCCATTCATATCTACCTAGTCTCAATCTCTTTTTAAATCTTATTGGTGTATGTTGTTCTGAATCTGTACCTCTTACAATTTGTATAGGGCGTGTAGGTGTAATTGATCGTTGTTCAGTAAACCAATCAACAGCAGCTTGTACATTAGGACCTGATGGTCCACCTTGTTCTAATAATTTTTTAAATATAAATGCAGCCATTACACACCTAAGTTATCTTCAGTTATAAGTTTAAAGTCCCAGTTTCTATCTTTACAAAAACTATCAGCAGCTCTCCATTTAGCTTCATTGATACCATACGTCTTTACTTGATTAATGAAACGCCTTGGATGTTTCTTACGTAACTCCATAAGTGGAGGTTTACATTGAGCTTTTGGTTTAACTTCTAATACAGCTATATTTATCTTTCCATCTCTGTTCTTCTTCTTAACCCAAAAGTCTGGAAAGTATCTGTGGACCTTACCATCAATGGGACTTCTGTATGCAATACAAAATTCTTCGCTTGACCACAGGATAACGTCTGAATGTTTATCTAAATAGGACATAAGCTTACGCTCCCATAAACTTCTATAAATAATGTTAGTGGGATTACCCTTATACTTAGAAGGGTTCTTGGGGGTAAATTTACCTTTATAGCTCATAACCATATTTAGGAGAAACAAAACATGTCAGGAGCAGGACAAGCAAGAATCAAAAATTTATTAAGGCCCCCTGAAGAAGTTATGAGAAATAAACAAAGGGACACTACAGGTACAATGTCTGCTTCTGGAAGTAAAACTGGTATGGGACCCTTTCCGGCTGACATAATGTCTTTTCCTAGTGACTTAGGTCGACATCATATGGTACTTCAATTCTTTAGGTATGAATTTAATAACGGATCATTTGCAGAAAGAAGAGTTGACAATACAATTTCTCTACCTGTCCCCGTACAGTTAGTAGAAGCAATAAATGTTTCATATGCTGAATCCAACCTTGGTGCATTTAAAGGTCAAATTTCAGATTTAATTTCTACAGGTAGTGCAGATAAAGTTATTAGTAAAATGGGTGAGGTAGCAAAAGTTGTAAAAGACGCGGGGGGAGCTCTTGGCAAAGCATTGAAAGGACAAGACATAGTAAATATATTTCAGTCCCAAAAATCAACCCTAGATCAAGCCTCTGTATTAGCAAGAGGGGGAACAGGTTTTATTGCTGCAGGCTTAAATAGATTCTTTGGTAGTGCACCTAATCCCCATATTACAGCTTTGTTCCAAGGTGTCAGTTTAAGAACACATCAATTCAATTGGAAGCTAGCACCATCAAGTCTTCATGAAACAGAAACATTAACAGCAATAATTAATAAATTGAGAGCTGCTATGCTACCAGCAAGAGGAACTAATAATTTAACGTTGCAGTTCCCGGATGAAGTAGAGATATATCTTATGGGATCCAATTCTAAACATATGTACCATTTTAAAACAGCTGTAATAAAAACCATGACAACAAACTTTGCTCCAGATGGTGTTTTATCATTCTTTGGTAAAAATGGTGCACCTACAGCTGTTACTCTTGATCTGCAACTTCAAGAAACAACAATTCATACGCGTCAAGATTATGATGGTTCTTCTATGCACACGATTGGTGGAGAAGCAGAGACCGTTGTTGCGGGGTATGGTGCTGACACGGCAACGTCCACTTCTAACTATAAGCAACTTAGTAGAACAAAACCAACATTTGGATCTAAAAAATGACTTATTTTTCACAACTACCTAAAACAAAATTTATGAATCAAACTATAGTTAATCTTTCTGTAGGAGTCAAGTTACATAAACTAATTAAAGATGATGCATTTGCATTATTAAATTATGCTATAAAAG